GTTGTTCCAACCCAAGAGCAATGTTGGGGCATTTATCAATGTTTATGTAGTATAAGCGATGGCCTTCATTGTTGCAAAGAGCCATATTGACAGCCGCAACCCTGTCTTTTACCCTACCGTTCGCCCTTGGTGCGTTGATAGTGAACCCCGCGTTACGCAATAAAACCAAGTCGCTAGATGCCGCGTTAGTTGTGCTTGTTGCCCCACCGCTTGCGTCTGGGTAGACAATTATCGGGTTGTCTGGGTATCTGTTGCGTAAGGTTCGTATAACGTTTGGCGTGTCCTGGCCTCCGCTTACCTCATCTACCGCGTAAGCGTTGCCATCTCTCATTACATGAATAGCAGCCGCCATGTTGTTAACGTTAAAGTCCATCCCTATGTGCAAGGTCTCGCTCTTATTGGCTTCAGACAACTTTCCATTAAGCGCCCTGTCCCAGTTCATGTATACCGAGCCACTGGTCAAGTTAACAAAGTCACCCTCGATATAAGCACTCAGCAAATGCGTGGGGTAAGTTTCGCGCAAAGACTGTATATACCCGTCCGGCAGGTGCGGATTGCTGTATGTAGGCGCTTTTATAAGTTGGTAGGACTCGGTTGGGTTCTTTTTCCACTTTTCATAAACAAACCTAAAGCCCTCGGGTGTCGTACCAACCGCCACGCTATTTATTTTGCCATTGGCTTTCTTTTGCCTGTTACGAGCAATTATCTTATTCCATACATCGTTTGCTTTGGCCTTGGGCAGAGTGTCTAACTCATCAATCAAGCTGTCGCCAACTTCATAGCCTACTATTGAATCAGGGTTTTGCATTGTCCTAAATATGACGCTCCGCCCGTTTACCTTCATAAGGTGTTCAGACCTATTAAGCTCATATGGGACGCCTAGGTCGTCAAGAGCCGCCTGAAACCTAGGGTAGGCAATTGTCCGAACAAGCGGATAGTCAGGCAGGTAGTAAGCAATGTCCCCACCACCATCTTCAAACAACAGCCGCAAAGCCCTCAGCACTAATGCGTGCGTCTTACCAGCACCGAAGCCAGCCACCATCGCTGGGAACCGTTTAGTGCTGTTGGCCAGCGCAGTCTGTGGCCTAGTAGCTCTCGCCGCTATTCGCATCGTCTTCTAATATCTCAAACGAACGGACGTTGTGGTTAATCGTTGCAACCGACTTATCCTCTTTCCAGCCTGCTTGTGTCTTTAAGTAAAAGATGGCCGCTGCGATGTTGCCTGCCTGCGCTTGACCAATAAGGTTCTTGGCCACATTACCAATAGCTTTGGCCTTTCCTCTTTTATATGCCTCCAAAACTTCAGGTTGACGACTTTCCACCTCGCGCAGAGTGTTCTCGCCAATACTAAAGTAATCAGCCATTTGCCCTTTAGACAATACAGCGGCAAGTGCCTCTACTTGGGCCACCTGTGTGGTATCGAACACTACTATTGGGCGGCCTCCACCATCGCCTTGGTTTCCTATCTTAGCCATTAGCAACCCCTGTAAACACCTCTCCAGTCACTTCGTGAACAGCCTGCTTGCCGGTAAAATCTTGCCAACGGAGAATAATTACATCGCAAAACTTAGGGTCAAACTCCATAATGTAAGCATCAATTCCATGCTTTTCTGCTGCAATTAATGTTGAGCCAGAGCCACCAAAGTAATCAGCAATTGTTTTAGCCGAGAGATTAAATCTTTTAATAATCCACTCCATTAGTGAGACTGGCTTTTGAGTTGGGTGAACTCTGTTTTTCTTTTCGCTTGCCTGAGTGAACTGTCTCACGACGCTTCTAAAGTTAGCCCAAGCCAGCTCACAATCTGTTTGGTCACTTTGACCATTGTTTTTATCCCATACAAGCCAACATTCACTATCTGGCAAAACAGAGCAGTAATAGTTTGCTCCCCACCAAATTTGCTTTGCCTCAGGATACAAGCCAAAAATTAAATTAAAAGCATCTTTTGCGACGTCTTGGTTGTCATCGCCAAGAATGTCTGTTCCGTAATTGGCTTTCAATACCGAACTTTTGCTTACTGCGTTCATCCCGTAGGGTGGGTCTGTATGAATGAGGTCTGGGTAAACACCTTGCATCAACAACTCAACCGCATCAATGCTTGTCGAGTCACCGCACATCAGTCTGTGGTTGCCAAGTATCCAAACATCGCCCTCAACGGTTACGGGCGTTTCTGGGGCTTCTGGGACGTCATCCTCATCGGTTAAGCCATCTACCTGTTCAGGCTCCAATAGGTTTGCCAACTCATCAGCATCAAAGCCGATTAAGGATAAATCAAAGTCCAGGTCTTTTAACTCTGTCAATTCGACTTTAAGCATTGCATCATCCCACCCAGCGTTCAACGCCAGCTTGTTGTCGGCAATGATGTAGGCCTTCTTTTGAGCGTCCGTGAGGTTTGACAGTCGTATGCATGGCACTTCGTCCAGCCCCAGCTTACGTGCCGCCATAGTGCGCCCGTGGCCAGCAATGATGCCGCCCTCTGCGTCTATCAATATAGGGTTTGTGAATCCGAACTCGCGTATGCTTGCGGCTATTTGCGCGACTTGCGCGTCTGAGTGCGTGCGACTGTTCCGCGCGTAGGGAATTAGCGTTTCAAGAGCAATATATTCTAAATTGTTCCCGACTTTATCCATTGTCGTCATGGGTTCTCCATTGGTAAATCCAAAGTGAAACCATCATAACAAAAAAAAGACCGCTACGGTAGCGGTCTAAAGTCGCTACAAACGACTAGGAGAAAGAGCGTTCATTGTAACCTCTCTTTGTTCAGCCGCCTAGCTTCTGCGTTGTAGTGCCTGGCAATCTCAACCAGTCCTTCTTTTGTGTACTTCCTCAGCGTGCTGTCAGATTCGAGTAAGTTAAGTTGATGCTCTCCAATCCGCTCTAGAAGTCGCTTGCGATACTCAACAACGTTCCCGCCAAGCCAGTTATTGCAATGCTTGCATTGACCATGAACGTTGTCCTCAACAAACCGCATATGTGGCGCCGAGCCGACCGACCGGTAGTGACCCGCGTCATAAGTGTTTGGCGCGTCTCCTAGGGGCTTGTCACACGATATGCAGGGCTTGCCTGTATCTCTAGCTCGGATGTACGAATTAAACGCAGCCTGCGCCTTCTTGACCAACTGCGGCTTGGTTTGCAGTGCATCCAGCTTTAATTTTGTTTCTTGCTTGTCTTTCTTGACTTTAACCGCCTTGACCAGTTGCATAGCACACGATGGGCTGCAACATGTTTGTAGCGGTCTGGCTGGTTGAAACGTATCTTTGCATACCTTGCACTTCTTTGTTTTCATTCGCCCACCTCAAAACCTTTGTCTGTTGACCAGCAAATGAGCCACTCTGTGAACTCGCTTGCGTCTGCCTTATTGAATTTGCGCGACTGCAAGCCCAATTGAACTACCCTTTGACCATCTAAGCTGGGCGTTACCTTACCTGCTGACCTGCCAGTCTCGCTTGCCCACTGGTCAATCAAAAACCGTTTCCAGCTTTCACCGTCCCACTTAGCCCCTGCATGCTCTGCCTGCTTTGCAATCTGGCCAATAATTGCGTGGTACATCTCATTTTGAGGCTGGCTACGAGTCTCGCTTGTGACTTCCAATGTAAATTTTTTACCTCCTATCAGATGAGGCTTCATCTTTTGATAAATGTCCGTTACCACCTGGTGCGCCTGTTGCGCATTGTGTAGCGTTATTTTCATTTTCTGTTCTTCTCCAATGTCATTAGCGCCCTTATATCATCCGCGTACTTTTGACCATATTTTTTAGCCAATTTATCCATCACACCCCTAAACCACTGTGGCGCTTTTTCAGCCTGCCACTTGTAGCTGTACACCAACTCGCGAGCTAAACCCTCGTCAGCGGCCTGTTGCGACCTTTTTGACTCAATGCTTTGTTGCACTCGACGCTCGGCTTGCTCTTTCTTTGTGCCCCAAGGGATTAAAGACAACGCTTTTGCTTTTCTGTGAGTTTTGAATTGACTTTAAGTTGATGGACATTTTGTATTCCATCGCCATTTAAATTCTTTGACCTAGCTTTACCACCGACAGTTCCAGCCCTTGAACGTCTAAAACTGGTGTCATCGCTAATAATACTTTTACCAATAAACATTGTGAAAGCATTTGGTATTGGTTCTTTTTTCATATAGCAAGCCATAAGTTGAGTGTAATTAATCCGCAAGTGACAAGCCCTACTGCAAACAGTATTACAGCAACAACCGATAGTTTTACTAAAACATTGCGCCAGCGCTGTGGGCTTTGATGTTGATAATTAATGTATGGCTCTGCATCAATCGGTACTTGACTTGCCCTAACTCGCCGTTGTAGCCAAGCGTTTGTGCGTCTAATTTCTTTTTCTGCGTTCATTTTTTTCTCCTAGGGTATTTATAAAAAACGTGAAAACCAATTACTCCAGTCATTTCCAACCTGCCCGCCCAGCGAGGGTAGACAGCTAGTGTGTGGTAGTGCGTTGACCTTCGCGTGTTGTCCTTTAACCTGCCTGCGATTGCCCTGGCAACGACCTGTTGCACCTTCTGCGTGTACGCCACCAACCTTGGGTTCCGCGCTCTGTAATCGTTAGCCCAGCTAAACTGCTTGCTTTGATAAACCACTTTGCAGATTGAGTTTGGCCAGCGCTTACTAGCAACCCTGTTTAAGACTACGTTAGCTACCGCTCTGATGCCCGCCAAACTCTCGCCACGTGCCTCGTAGTGCAGATTGTCAGCCAAGCATTTTGCCTGCTTACTGTACGGCACGGCCATTACTGATGTTGGTAGCATCAACAAAGCCAGTAATAACTTAAACACTGCCTCTTGCGCGCACGCCGTCGGCGCACCAGTTGGCGGCAACCATCTCAGGAGCATCGTCTGCGTGTCTGTAACGGGCCGCGATTTCATCACACACCTTTGCACACGCCTCACGCTCCCCATTCACTGCTTTGTCAATCTGCTTGAGCCAAAACTCGGAGTGCTTGTTGCTGTAGTCGCTCCTGACGAGTTCGGCAAAGTGTTCGAAATACTGCTCGCGCAACAACAGGCCGCTCCGCCCCCTACAAAATGCACCAGCCTCCTGCGCCATTGCAATAACTTTTTCTATGCTCATGTCCTCATCTCCCTTTCAATAGCCAGCAGGCGTTGCTCGGCCTGTTTCAATAGCCACAGCACATCCGGCCCATTGGCGCGGGTGCTTGCAAAATACAATGAGCCATCTGCTTCATAGCCAACAATGACCACCTCTTTTAACAGTCCTACTGCACCAGTCAGCACCGCGTCTGGGTCAAGGTCAAAGCGCGTCTCGCCTGCATCTAGGCCGATGGGGAAGTCGATTAACTTAGCCATGGTTTTTCTCCTTGAGTTTTGCTTCAATAAACTGTGCAAACTCAAAAACAGTTGGGCGGTCTGGTAAATCCCAAGAATCAACATCTATTTGCGTCAGCCCAACCCAAGGCTTCTGTGGTTGTGTTGATGTGTAAAGCGGGGCGCACTCTTCGTTGTCCAAGAACTCTTGCCGCTCATCAGCGGGCATTTGAGCAAAGGTCTGAAAGTGGTTCTCTCGACAGCATTGAAACCGCACTTTCTCACCACCACAGTAGCAACAGTACTGTGTGCTGTCTTCCATCATCTCTTGTTGTGTCATTTCACGTTCTCCTTGTCGTCGATCACTTTTGCCTTCTTCGACCTCAGCACATCACGGACAATACGTTGCGACCTGTCTAACTCACCCACCGTCACGATTTCTAATTGCTCGTCGTGTAGTTGCATTGCCTCGTCCAGGGTTTGCATCTCAACAGCTTTTATAATGTAGTGGTCTGTCTTCATACCGCGTTTGCAGACCTCCAGAAGGGCGTCTAAGCCGTTTTTTGCAACAAAAGCATACTCAGTACCAAACCCCATGAGAACGAGCGCCTCGCACGTGTTTAGAGCGCTTATCAGTACATCCAGCTCTTTTCGTTTTGCCTCGCCTTTAACAAGCATTGCCAGGGCATTGTGGTTCTTCAACTTGAGGGTCAACAGAGAGCCTTCGTGCTTTGCAACTGGTGTAATGCTTTCAATCACAAAAGCCAGTGGGTTGACTAAGACAGGTTTAGGCTTGTATTTGCTTTGTTTTTTCATATTCTTCCTCAGTAAGCTCACTAATAATGTACAACGCTTGGTTAATTATGAATACAGGGTAATCCCTGCCTTCTCTTACTAAATCAAGTATTTTTCTTGCTTGGTAGCAGTTCATTGCAAAGCCTCTTTAGCAAAGCGTATGCTTGTTGGGTTTGTCTTTTTCCCATCTGCATAGCCTTGCAATATTCGCTTTGCCCAAGCCTTGTG